CTTCGCCGGTGGTCGGGTCAATGCTCCCGGTGGCGTCTCCGGTTATCGTGCCCAGGGCGTCGCTGGTGGCGGTTTTGGTTTCTCCCCCGGTGGTCCAGTTCAGGGTCACGGTGTCGGCCTTGACCGGGGTGTTCTCCACGGCAAAGTGGACCGTGGCCTGGTCGGCGTTGATGGCTTCGGTGCCGCTTCGCACTTCGTAGTGTACCCGGGAGCCGTAGGTGTAAATGATCTGACTGCCAACGTCCGGCAGGGCGCCGGTGGTCAGGGTCACGTTACCGTTGGTGTAGTCGATGGTGCCGGTGCCGTGGCCGGGGTCTGATCCGAGAATGGCGCCCTCGCCATCGTCGGTCAGGGTGTACCAGTTGCCCTGTGCCATGTAGGTGACCGTGTAAGCCCCCGGCGCTGGCACAGGGGCCAGGGTTTCGATCCAGTTAAGCCGGCGGTTCTCAGCGGTTACTTGCCGGGCCAGGGTGTGCGCTTGCTGCGGCACGTCCACGGTGCGGGTGCCGGCTTCGATGCTCTGCACAAGCTCCGGGTTGAGCATCTGGCTGGCCAGCGGTTCTTCGCTCCGGGCGGCGGGCACCAGCTGGGTGAACATACTGTTCGCGCGCAGGGTTTTGCTGCCCAAGGATGCCGGCAGGGCCAGACGCTGGGCGCCGAAGTATTGGGTGGCGTCGGCCACAGTGGTGTCCCGGAGCCGAGCTTTGCCGCCTGTGTAGTTGTAGCTGAAAGAGCGGTTTGGGGTGTGGCCATCGAAGTCGTACCGCAGGGCGTCGGACAGGTCAGCGGTTACGATCAGGGCCGGGAAGTCCTGCCCTGTCTGCGCGTCGTAAAACAGCTGGATCTCGGCGCTCACTTCGGTCACCCGGACATACTGCTCTGTCTCGTTGCTGAGCCCCTCGTTGCTGACCAGGCACAGGGTTTTTCCGCGCGGTGGCACGGCGGTGTCGGGGCGCTGAATAATGCGAATCTGGCGCATGCCTTCGATGTGGTTTTCGTATAGCCCGCCGGCCCACATGGGGCGTTTGAACAGATACGCTTCCACGCGGTTGGCGGCCTGATCCCGGGTGTCGAACGGGTCATCCGTGGTGAATAAGGTGTATCCGATGGCCGGGTCTTCCGGCAGGGCGGTGACCACGGTTTTCGCGCCGCCGAATAGGTCCGTGCTTAGGGTCCGCACGGCAAGGAACAGCTTCCGCAGATTGAACCGGCCCATGGCCCGGTCGAGGTCGCTGATGTCCTCGAATACGTTGTTCATCACCCCGTCGGGGATTTCGTTGCCGGTGGCTGCGCCGCCGCCCTCGGGTACGTCGTCCATGACCTGGCTGGCCAGGAATTTGATGTTCTGTTCTTGAATCGGCATGGATTACGGCTCCACGGTGATGAATCGGAATGTGGGAATTACCCGGTGGTCTGGGCCGGGGTTGATCTGGAAGCGCAGAGGCGTGCTTTCGTAGCCCAGGCCATCCTGATGGCGGAACTGAACAGTGTGGGTCTCGCCATGGAAATCGAGGGTGAGCTTTTGGCCGGGCTCGTTGTGCCATTCGAGAATTTGGGGCTCTTTCGTTGCCAGCATCCAGCCGCCCCGGTCCGGCGCCTGCAGTGTGATCGGCTGGCCAAGCTGCGCCGCAGCCACCTGAATAATGGCTTTGCCGGTGACGCTGCGAGTGAAGCTTTGCGACACGGGGGACCAGTAGCGGTCTGTCCAGTCCAGGTCTTCTGGCAGTTCTACGGTGCTGGTGCCATCGGATAGGGTGATCACAGTGCGGTACTCCGTGCGTTTTCGAGGGCCCGTAGAAGGGCATCTTGATCATCGGCCAATACGCGGAAGCTTTGGCCGCCCAGATTGACGTTGACGGTCTTAACCGTTTCGGTGCGGGCCTGAGTGGTACGCTGGGTAGATTGGCTAAGCTCCCGCTCCGCCCGCTGGCGCTCAATCTCCGCCAACTGCTGCTCACGGGCCCTGTCCGCTGCTTCCCGCTCACGGGCGTTCTGCTCTTCCCGGCGGTTGCGCTGTTCGATTTGGTAGATCTGTTCAAGGGTGTCCAGCGATTGCTGGTAGTCGGCAGCGGCTTCATCGGCGCCGGCCTGCTGGGCAAGCTTGAGCTGTTCTTGCAGACGTTGGCGTTCGGTTTCGTACTGGATGCGCTGGGCTTCTTCGGTGTCGCCACGGATGTCTGCAAGGCGTTGGCGTAGGCTGCTGAGGGTGTTGTCTGCAGTGGAGGTTAGGGATTCCAGTTTCTGCTTTGCGGCATCGATGGCGCTTTCGAGATTGTTCAGCCGGGTGTTGTCGAGCAGGTTGAACCGGTTTGCAGCCGTGCCGCTTAATCGATTGAGCTGATCAAGACTCATGGTGCCGGATTCGATCTTACCCTGCAGGTTCTCCATGGCCACAGCCTGGGCCCAGAACTGTTCTTCAACTTCTGCAGCCGCCAAGGCGGTGTCTGCAAACCAGGCTGCAATGGAGCTGCTCATTAATCGCCGGCGGGATCGGTCCAGCTCATCTGTGCGCTTTTGCGCACGCTCCAACGCCTCGGCAGCAGACTCGGCTTCCTTAACAAAGGCGTTACCGCCAATCTTCATTTCAAACAGATTGCGCGCGGCTGTTGACAGTGCAGTGACTTTTTCCCGGGCATTGGATATCGCTTTACCAAAGGCTCCACCCCAGGCGGCTTGCCATTTCTGCCGGAACTCATCAGCCGCCTGGCTGTTGTCGCCTATGGTGCTGGCCATGTTTCGCAGCTTGGGAGTGGCAGCATCGGCTTCATTGCCGCCCGCGCGAATGCCCTCTGAAACGCCGCCAAGCACATCACCCCCACCCTGCTGCAACTGCTGCAGCTCGTCGTGCAACCCTCGCACAGCAGCAGCTGTTTTTAGCGCCCGGATCTCAGCTTCATTGCCTGTTGCGATTACAGCCTGAGCGTATGCTTTGAAGGCTTCGGAAATCTCTCGCTGCGTTGCATCTCCATTTTGCTCAATGGCGAGAAAAGCAGCTTTTGCTTTTGCAGCCGTTTCTTCCAGCTCGGCCTGGGAGGTTACACCCAACTCCTCATAGGCCTTTTCGAGCTCTTTGGCGCTTTGGCGGGCCTCAGCAGTGGACTCGCCAGCAGAATCCATCGTCGTTTTGACATTCTGGGCCAGGGTTGTGAGCGTGCCGACTCCCTTTTCGGTTTCTTCCTGTAGCTTCTTCCCGGATTCAGCAGCTTCATCAAAGGCGCCAACAACACCCTTGCCGGCCTCAATGGCCTTGCGGCCGTACTCTGCCGTTTGACGGGCGAGATCAACAGTAGTCGCCCGGGCAGCTTCGGCCTTGGCCTTGATGTTGTTATAGGCCTCATCGCTGACAATGCCGACTTTGTTGAGCGCAAACGCCAGGCCCTGGGCGGCGCTCATGAGGCTGGCAAATCCCGCACTGGTGATGGTGAGGAATCCGGCAACGATGGTCTGCAGGCCTCGGAATGCAGCCATAACGCCACTGGCGCCAGCTTGGAGCGTATCCCAAAGTGTGCCGAAGCCTGCAGAAATACTGTCCGCGTTCTCCACCAGTTTGGCCGCCATATCGGCGCCCCAGTCGGTCAGGCGTTTGAACAGATCGATGAGCTTTTCGCCCATTTCGTTCTGGTCAAACAGATCCATCACCTTGTCCGTGGCATCGGCAACCACCGGGGCAAGCTCGGCACCGATTCGGCGGGTCAGGCCCTGAATTTTCAGGGTGATATCGTTGTAGATGTCATTGGCTTTGAGGAGCTTGTCCAGCTCCTCGTCTGTATAGATAGCGCCCTCTTCCTCGGCGGCGGCTTTGATGGCCTGCAAGCCAGCGGCGTTGTTTTCCAGCAGGGGCTGCAGTTGGCTGGCATCGCTGCCGAGCTTTTCCAGCAGGGCTACCTGTTCTGCTTTCGGCAGGCTTTCGATGGCCTGAGCAAACTTGAGCATCTGCTCATCGGGCGCCAACCCTTCGAAGTCCTCAATCTGCAGGTTCAGGCGCTCCATCACCTGGGCAGCTTCGCCACCACCGGTGGCCGCAAACTCACCCAAGCGCTCGGTAACGCTGCGCAGGATGTCGGTGACCTTGTCTCCGGTCAGCCCCACCCGTTCGCCGGCGATCTGCCAGACCTGCAGAGCCTCACGGTTTACGCCAATGGCGTTGGCGGTGTTGGTGAGCTCGTCGGCCAGTGAGGCCTGGCCGCGGGAGAACACGGTAAGAGTGGCAGCGGATGCGCCAATGCCAGCAATGAGGGCCGTGGCGCCGGCGGCTACGGTTTTGAGGCCGGAGCCGAGTTTGCTGAGCAGGCCGCTGGATTTGTCGGCTTTTTCGCC